AGTAACTGCCGCTGGTTCTGCTCTAGTTGGTGGCACCGGAGTATCCGGCGCATTTACCGCTGACAACCTAATCGACCTCGCCTACTCTCTAGACGGCGCGGCTCGCAGACTACCGGGTGTTGGCTTTATGCTCAACGGATCCTCACTAGGAAAGATGCGCAAGCTCAAAGACACCGCTGGTAACTACCTATACCAAGTTGGCGTTGGACAGCCAGACACCTTTGCTGGTTTCCGCGTAGTAGAAAACCCTGCGATGGCAGACACCGCGACCAACGCGAAGTCTGTGATCTTCGGTCACCTACCAAGCTACAAGGTTCGTATGGCCGGCGGTCTCCAGATCGCTCAGTCTGCGGACTACGCTTTCAACACCGATGTAACTACCTTCCGCGTGCTAATGCGCGTAGATGGAAACCTGACCCACAGCGGTCACGTGAAGTTCTTCAAGGGTGCGGCTAGCTAATCCCTAAAGAATAAAACTCCCGGAGAGAGCTTGTGTGTGGGTAGCTCTCTCCGGGTTTCTTTTTTGCTATGCTGTGGCTATGCCCACAAATGACCCACGCAAAACAGAGAAATTATCCGGCGCTGTTACCTTTTGGTCTAACAGTCCCGGAGTGCCTACTGGCTACGGAGTTCAATCAAAGCTCGTAGTCGAACGCTTGAAGCGTCACGGATTAGAAGTAGCCGCGCTAAGTAACTATGGATTAGATGGCCGCTTTGAGGATCTAAATACTCCTTACGGAAAAGTGCCGCATTTCCCTCGCGGCTTCGATGGTTATAGCAACGATGTTGCGCCCGGTGATCACTTACATTGGGCAAGCCAGCACCCGGATCTAAAAGACCTAATGATTACCCTGTTTGATGTTTGGGTATTCAATTCACCTAAGTTTGCCGACATAAGGCAGATTGCTAGTTGGGTACCGATTGACCACATAACACTTCCACCTTTAGTAGAAGCGTGGCTACAACGGCCGAATGTTCATCCGCTAACTATGGCACCTAACGGATCTAAACTGCTAACGCAAAAAGGTATTGACCACTCCTACATACCTCACGGCATAGATACTAAAGTGTTCAAGCCTCGGACTGAGTTGCCGAACGGACAAAACATAGAAGAATACTTTGCTTCTAAAGATAAGTTTGTAGTCGGAATGGTCGCGGCAAATAAGGCTAGCGGCCTAGTTCATAGAAAGTCGTATAGTGAGAACATTCTTGCTTTCTCTATTTTCAAGCAAAAGCACCCGGACGCGGTTCTGTATTTACACACCGAACCACTAGGGTTCGCCTCTGGTTGGAACTTGCTAGAACTTATCTCGGCCTGTGGATTATCTAAAGACGATGTAATGTTTCCGGATCCTCGCGATTACCGATACGGCGTGAGCGATGAAATGATGGCCGCACTCTATTCGGGTATGGATGTTTTGCTAGCGCCTAGTATGGGCGAGGGATTTGGTGTGCCGACTATGGAAGCACAGTCTTGCGGCACTAGGGTCATTGGATCCGGATGGGCGGCTAGCGAGGATCTAGTTTCTACTGATGGATGGCTAGTGGATGGCCAACCTCAATGGGATAGCGCTCAAAAGGCTTGGTGGCAGATCCCGAAAGTGCCCTCAATAGTTAGTGCGCTTGAACAGGCATACGCTCATGGTAAAGGCCGTAGTCAAGTTTCGCGTGAGTTCGCTAAAGACTTCGATGTAGAAAAGGTTTGGTTTGAAGCGTGGATGCCGACACTCAAAAAACTCCTATCCCAGTAGTAGGGTTTGCGGTTCTTAGTCGGTTTGACTTAGCTCAACGGCTACTAAATTCGCTTGATTATCCGATCGAACACCTAGTCATAGTAAATAACAGCGGCACTAAAAGCTGGACACCTAGCAAGCCGGACTGCGTAGAAAAGCTATGGCACATAGAAGTTCCCTATGGTCTAGGCGCTAACGGCGCTTGGAACCTAATTATCAAATCAACCCCATACGCCGATTACTGGGTTCTACCTAATGACGATAGTTGGTTCGAGCCGGGTGCTTTGGCCACCATAGCCGCTGAGAGGCGATTAGACGCGTTCAATTTCGTTAGGGTATCCCCTGCTTGGTCTTGCGTTATTCCGACCGCTACGGCCGTTTCTAAGGCCGGTTTATGGGATGAAATCTTTTACCCGATCTACTTTGACGATGACGATTACGAGCGCCGGCTAAAACACTTCAAAGTGCCGTTCCACACGATAGACGCGGTAGTCCATCACGATAACAGCTCAACCCTAAACAGCGGCTATCAAGATCGCAACGCCGCGACTTTTCAGCGCAATCAGCAAGTCCATTACGCTAAGACCATAAGCAACGACAATACGGTATGGGGCTGGCGGCTAGATAGGCGGAGAGAGAACAGATGGGATTGAGGATTTACACCGGCGGAACTTTTGATTTATTTCATCTAGGTCACGCCGAGTTTTTGAGACGCTGTGCCCAATTAGGCAAAGTCGTTGTGTCGCTAAATACCGATGAGTTCATTGAGGCCTACAAAGGCAAACCGCCGGTAATGACTTATACCGAGCGACTTCACGTGTTAGCCGCGTGTCGTTATGTTGATAGAGTTATCCCAAACACCGGCGGCGCAGATAGTAAGCCGGCTATCAAATCCGTAATGCCAGATCTAGTAATAATCGGAACAGACTGGTTACGGAAAGATTATCTAAAGCAAATGAATTTTGATGTGGATTGGCTAGAGGCTAACGGTATCGGATTGGCTTACATCCCCTATACCGCCGGCGTAAGTAGCACCGAAATCAAAAGAAGATTACGCGCTACAATAGACCTCTAAGGAGATCCCGATGGCAATTACTAATGGTTACGCAACTCTCGCGCAGGTCAAGGCCGCTATGCGCATTTCCGATAATGTCGATGATACTTTGATTGAAACTGCGATCGAGTCAGCCTCTCGCCAAATAGACGGACATTGTCAGCGCCGGTTTTATACAACAACTGCTACTAGGGTTTATACCCCGAATGATAGTTACATTACTGAAATTGACGATCTAGTCAGTTTGACTACGCTCAAAACTCAAAGCGACATAGACGGAACTTACGATACGACTTGGGCGGCTAGCGATTATCAGCTAGAGCCGCTGAACGGAATCGCTGGTGGTCTAAATGTTAGTTACACGCAGATCCGCGCTCGTGGTGATTATCTTTTTCCAACTTTCGGTGGCGAAGCAACTGTTGAAGTCACAGGAACTTTCGGTTGGGCAACTGTTCCTAGCGAAATAAAGCAAGCCTGTATCATTCTTAGCCAGCGCCAATACAAGCGCTATGACTCACCGCTTGGCGTAGCCGGTGTCGGAGAAATCGGTGTGATTAGGGTTAGCCGTATTGACCCAGATGTTGCTTCTATCCTCGCGCCGTATCGCCGGATTAGGATGGCGTAAATGGCAGATCTGTCCGCGATTAGAGATGGGTTAGGCGCTAACTTAGCCACTATTTCAGGATTGCGCGTGGCCGAAGAAGTCATAGACAATCCTCAACCGCCAATGGCTATGATCGCGCTCAGTAGCATTGACTACCATACAGACATGCGCTTCGGTGCTAAATACAACTTCACTGTTCAGGTGATAGTTGGCCGCGCTAGTGAAAGACACGCTCAAAGAACCCTAGATCTGTATGTAAACCCAGTCGGCAGTTCAAGCGTCAAAGTGGGTGTAGAATCGAACAGAACCCTCAGCGGAGTAGTTAGCGATGTAGTCTGCGAATCTATGCCAAACGTGGGAGCAATAACACTAAATGACCAAACTTACCTGGCGGCAGATTTTCAAGTCGCTGTTTATGTATAAGGAGAAAACCATATGCCAAAGTTCGTAGCGACAGGAACAACTGTCACTTTCAACGGCGGAGACATCAGCGGATCCGTAGCTAGAGCAGAGCTAGTTATCAACGCCGCTGAAGTTGATGTTACTGACTTCGGAAGCTCAGGCTGGACTGAAGTTATCGGTGGGCTAAAGTCGGGAACAGTTTCCCTAGACTTCCACCACGATTACGGAACTGGTGCTGTATCTAGACTTTTCCAGGATCTAGTCGGCACAATCGGAACTGTAACCCTGATCGCGGCGAACGGTACTGCGGCTAGCTCAGCTACCCCTAAGTACACCGCAACTGTTCTAGTAAATAGCTTTACCCCTATTTCTGGTGCCGTTGGCGACCTAGCCACTTTCTCGGTGACTTTCCCAACAACTGGCCCAGTTACCTACGGCACCGCGTAAATCTGATACGATACTCGTATGAGAATAAACCTACACATTGACTATGACGGTGGTGTTGGCAAAGACATTATTGCCAACGCCGCCGACATGGTTGCATTTGAAGAAAAATTTGGTGTTTCTATCGCTTCTTTGGGCAACGATCCCAAAGTAAGTTACCTGTATTTCCTAGCTTGGCACTCAGAGAAAAGAACTGGTGCGACTACTGATCCTTTTGAGAAGTGGTTAGAAAAGATTGAAACAGTTGGCGCTGGTGATGCTGACCCAAAATCAAAGGGCTAGGCGATAGTTCAGCGCACTGGTATATCGCCAGTATCGCCGTAGAAACCGGCATCAGCCCACGCGAACTACTTGCGCTAGATGATCGTATGCTTTGGACTATTTACCGTTACCTAGTTGCTAGAGCTTTACCGCCAAAAAACTAATTTTTTGCTAGCGCTACAATAGTTTTATGGAACAGCAACTAGATACAAAAATTGAGATTATCGGCCTACAAGCGGCCGTTCGCGAACTCAACAAGTTCGATAAGTCGCTAGTTCCCAGGCTCCGTAATCGTATGCGAGCCGCCACAGAAGAAGATCGCGCCAAGGTTGTCCGGGTTATTCAGGAAACCACGCCACTACTAAAGCAGGCTAGAAATACCGGTTTCTTTCACTTTGGCCGTTCTGCTTGGAACGAGGCAACTGTGGACATTGATAAGTTATCCGGCGGCAAGAACTTACTAATTGCTATCAAAGCTACTGGCCGTAATCAGAAGTTTGGTTTCGATTACGCCGAATTAGCTGGCATCAACGCACCTAGAGTGGGCGGTGTTTCTAGAACTTTCACACGCGTCAATAGTTCTAAGAACAACATTGTTACTGCACAACGCGGCCAAGGCTCGGCTTTCGTGAAAATGCTAAATAATCACCTACCGGCTAATCACACTCCTAAGCCAGGTCGTTACGCTTTTCAGGCATTGGTTCGCCGTATGCCGTATATTCAAAAGAAAATTATTCGGATCATTGAAGAATTTGGTCAAGAAACTTCCACTTACATAGCGCAGAAAGATAACTAATGGCTATACGCATAAAGATCGCGGCCGAGTATGACCAAAGAGGCCTCAAAAAGGCACAACAAGAACTAGCTAACTTTGGTGACAAAGCTAAGAAAGCGCTAGCCGCCGTTGGTGTCGCTACTGCCGCCGTAGGTATCGGATTAGTCAAGTTCGGCGCTGACTCAATTTCTGCCGCTCAAAATGTCCAGCAAGCCAACAACAGGTTGGAACAGGTAGCTAAGTCTATGAACCTGTTTGGCGCGGAAACCGCCAAAGTTTCTCAGCGACTAATTGACTTTGCTGAAAAGAACGAAGTTCTAGTTGGTGTTGATGGTGAAGTTATCAAGGCAACTCAGGCGAAACTACTCACTTTCAAAGAGCTAGCTAAGACGGCCGACAATGTTGGTGGTTCTTTCGACCGCGCAACTATGGCCGCACTAGATCTAGCGGCCGCCGGTTTCGGATCCGCTGAAAGCAACGCCACTCAGCTCGGTAAAGCGCTACAAGACCCAATCAAGGGAATTACTGCCCTAGCGCGATCCGGCGTAACTTTCACAGCACAAGAAAAAGAAAAGATCAAGGTTCTAGTTGAATCCGGAAAGATTTTAGAGGCTCAGAATCTAATCCTCGGCGCAATCGAAACACAGGTTGGCGGAACAGCTGAGGCAACCGCTAAGGCTAGTGACCGGATGAAGCTGGCTTTCGAGAACATTCTAGAAACTGTTGGCGCACAACTTTTGCCGGTATTTGAAGATTTTACAGATGAAATCATAAAGATTACCCCTGAGCTAGAACAAGGCTTAGGCGCGGCCGCTGAACAAGTCGCAATTATTTTGCGTGAGTCAGTATTACCGGCAATCCAAGACTTTACTAATTGGCTAGCTTCGCCACAAGGAACTCAAACCATCAAGGATCTAGCTCAGGCTCTAGTAGATCTAGTCAAAGGCTTTGTTGATTTTGTCGGCTTTGTGGTTGCTAATCGTGAGGCGATCGCCAACCTTGTTATCGCGATTGGTGGTTTCGTTGTCGTTACTAAAGTCGCGACAACTACCACGGCGCTATACAACGCGGCCTTACAGATTATGGCGGCCAAGACTGCCGGTGTTACCGTAGCCACTACCGGACTAACTACCGCGCTAAAACTATTGCCCTGGGCGGCGCTCGCTATCGGTGCGGCTTCTTTTGTTCAGTCGCTAGCCGATTATTCAAATGAGGTTTATGGATCTAAGGTCAATACCGAGGGTCTAACCGAAGCCCAGATCAAGCAAGCTCGCCGCGTAGAAGATCTAAAACGACTACTCGGCCAATACCAATACGCGCTAGAAAACGGCACCGAGGCCAATAAAGAACTAGCTCGTGATGGTATCGCTAGCGTAACCGCTCAGCTAGAGAGTATGGGCATAATGGCCGCCGGTACTAACGGCGAGATCAACCGGTTCAACAACATCAAGCTAACCGGCCTAAAGAATGAAATTTCTAGCACCGCTGGCGAACTCAACCGCTTTAGAAATGCCGCTATGGGCTTTACGGCTCCTAACGCTAAAACAACGACAACCACTACGACCCCCAATCTATTTGGTGGCGGCGGCGAAAGCGCGGCGGCTAAGGCTAAGCGTGAGCGAGAAGAAGCTTTCAAAAAGGTTCAAGATCTAATCAAGCGTGCGCAAAAAGATCTAACGGCCGCGCAAAAACAATACAACGATACGACTACCAAGCTACGCCTAGATAACACCAAAACGGTAGAGAAGATCGAATTAGACTTCGGCAAGCGCCTGGCAGACATAGCTGAGCAGTCACGTAGGCGGCTTACAGACGCTTTCAGAAGCGCTGGGACTATTTCCCTTACCGATCTATTTCAGGTCGAGGATACGCGTTCTGTGGCTAATCTGGTCAAAGGCCTATCCGACAAGCTAAAAGGCCAGCGCGATCTACTAAAGAACGCCGGAGAACTCAACGCAGCCGGCTTCTCACAGACTTTCATCGAGCAAATTGTTCAAGCTGGCACAGATACCGGTAACGAACTAGCGGCGGCGATCCTAAAGAGCACCCCGGAAACCCAAGCCGAGCTAAAGAAACTTTTCTTAGAGGTAGAAACTACCGCCAATACCGGTATGGATACCCTTTCAGCGGCGATCTATGGCAAGCAAGGTCTAGCCACACAAGAGCTAAAGGATCTGTACGCCACTACGCAAATTGAGCTTACCGAGGCGCTAATAGATCAACAAGAAAAGTTTGATCTAGCGCTAACAGAAGCCAATGACGCGTTAGTGGCCTCGCTAGAAAAGATCAAAGAAACCCTGAAAGAAGATCTAGCAGAATTTGATGGTATTTATGGTGCGATGGGTACTACGGTAGATAAGTTTATGTTGAAGCTAGACGAGCTAATCGCTAAATACAAAGAAGTAGCGCTAGCGGCTCAGTTGCCTACACCGGAAATACCGACACCAGTAGTACCAACTACGCCGGTTGCCCCAATAACACCACAACCTCCAAAGCAAGTTATCATCTACCAATACGTGAAAACCGATCAAACCCAATCCGACGCACAGGTAGGCCGCAACATTTCTAAGGCTATTAGCCAGTATGTAGGTGCCGGTGGTGCTATCAGGACTCAGAGAGCCGCCATCTAATGCCAGTACCACAGCCGTTAGTAGAAATTGGTTTCGATCTGACTGATACCGGTCGTGGCCCATTTTTGCGTTTAGACGATCCAGTATCGGGGAAGCTAGACGATCCGGATTGGGTATTGGCCGGAACGCTTTTCTATGATGTTACCAATAAGGTCAAGTCCATAAGTATCGCGCGAGGCAAGAACCGCGAATTAGATACTTATGAAACAGGATTGGCGAATGTCGTTTTCAATAATCAAGACCGCACTTTCGATCCCGAATACGAGGCCAGTCCTTATTACGGCCAGATTATTCCTCGTCGGTCTATACGCATAAGGTCTGCTGGTAATTACATTTTCTGGGGAGTGGTTGATGACTGGAACCTCAACTATGACCCGAACAATGACAATACCGCTAGCGCCGCTTGTTCAGATGCTTTTAGCTTCTTTACTACGCAAACTCTAACCGGCGGCACAGCCACACCGCAAAAGACCGGTGAGCGTATCAACGCCATCCTTTCTAGCGCCGATGTAGCTTGGCCGATCTCAGAAAGATCTATTGAAACTGGTATTCAAGATCTAGGCGCTGATGTTATACCGGACGCAACCAATGTTTTAGATTACCTAAAAACTGTTGAGGCTAGCGAACCTGGTTCGTTGTTCGTAGGCGGTAATGGCCACGTGGTGTTCCGCGATCGCCGCACCGCACCAACTAGCGGTGGGGTGACCCTAGCTGACGACGGCACCGGTATCCCTTACTACGGTATGAAAGTTGTTTATGGATCTGAGCTTCTATACAACGAAATAGAAATTGGCTCAGTAGCCGCCGGAACAGCTTTGTCGGTGGATACTGATTCCGCCGGTGAGTATGGTGTTAGAAACCTGACTGTGACCGGCTTGCTAATGAGCGATCCAGATGCGGTAACTGAGCTATCTATTTATTACGCTCAGAAATACAGCAAACCTGAATACCGATTTGAAGAAGTCAGTATCCAATTAGACCAATTACCTAGCGTCCAACAAAACGACATTCTCGGCCTAGAAATTGGCGACGTTGTTCAGATCAAATTCACGCCAGGTGGGGTTGCGCCAGCTATAAGTAAATACGCGGAGATTATCCGCATAGACAGCGGTATTGACCCGATTGTTCATACCGTCACGCTGGGCTTCTCGACACTCGATTTCGCTCTGCTAGTATTAGACGATCCGGTCTTTGGTAAGCTGGATAGCGGACACGCGTTAGCGTTCTAAGGAGAAAGACACAATGGCAGGTGCTGGATACAAAGTATGGTCAGCTGGTGATGTTCTAGCCGCCGCTGAGGTAAATACTTACCTAATGCAACAAGCGGTTATGGTCTTTGCTTCTAGTGCCGCAAGATCCTCAGCGCTCGGAACACCTAGCGCCGGTATGGTTTCTTATCTAACAGACACCGGAACTTTGCAGGTTTATGGAACAGCTTGGGCAGATGTATCTAGCCCAGGTGACATTACGGCGGTAACAGCCGGTTACGGATTGACTGGCGGTGGTGTTTCGGGATCAGTAACGATTAGCGCCGCAACAGCACTAACAACTTCTACCGCAACTACTTATACGCTCACCGCCGCAGATGCCGGTGCTTATCTAAGATTTACAAACGCGGCTACTATCACCGTATCTACTGCGACTGACTTTCCAATCGGCCAACAAGTTCAGATCTTCAATGACGGAACAGCCCTAGCTATCACCACTAACGGCGCGACGATTGCTGGTGGTGGAACTTCGGTAACAGCCGGAACACTAACAGTCGGCAGTCGTTATGGTGCGATTTCGATCTTTTGCGTAGATACTGACAACTACCGAGTTATCGGGAATGTGAGCTAAATATGAGCTTTATTCTTTTAGGCATTTTGAACAGTCAAGCGGCGGCGGCTGGTGTTAGTAGCGATGTAGAACTTATTTCTACGACCAGTTTAGGCTCTAGTGCTTCTACTATTGAAATAACTGGACTAAGCTCATACGCCTCAACCTATAAACATCTAATGTTTAGATTCTCTGGGCCAGCAGGTTCGGATGGTTATTTCTTAGGAATTAGACCCAATAACGTAACCACTAATTACAGTTGGGGTGGTTATTACGGAACTGGAAGCAGCACTGGCAATTTCAATAGTTCTAGCACTACCGAAATAAGAGGCATCATAAATTTCAGTAGCACTTATCGTAGCGAATGTGAAATTTGGTTGCCTATGTTCGGAACAAATGATTTGAAAAAGTCATTGACGGTAACTGGCTCTAGCTATTCTTCTGGCATAATGCAGGCCGGTGGTAACTGGTATAGTTCTACTGAAATTTCATCATTGAGATTATTTGCTGGTGGCAACATTGGTGCTGGTAGCACCCTAAGCGTTTATGGATGGAAATAATGCCTACTCCAACTTATGAATTACTAACCACAACTACCCTATCTACTAGCACAGCCTCTATCACGCTTAGTAATTTGCCTCAAACTAGCGGCCACTTATTTATTACTATGATGGCGAATGTCGCAAGTAGCAGACCCTATTTTGGTGTAAATAACAACGGTAGTTCTGGGGTTTACAAAATGGTAGTATTCAACGGCAATGGCTCTAGTCCATCTTCGACCTCTTTTAGCAGGACTGAAATTCTGGCAATGGAAACTATTGGCAGTAATTATCGAAGCGGTCATCAACTTCGCATAAATGATTATTCATCAACCACTAAAAAGAAATCTTTTTTTTACACAGGGCAAGCAAGCGACAGTGAAGATATGTGGATTATGGGCGGAGAAATAAACATTACAGACGCTATAACTAGATTGGACATTTTTAGTGACGGCTCTGGAACTCCGTTTACAACTGGAACAACAGTTAGCGTTTGGGGGTTAGCGATCTAATGCCAGCAACTTTAGTAAGCACAACAACTCTAGGTAGCAATACTTCTACTGTTTCTTGGACTAACATTCCACAAACAGGAAAAGACTTACTGATTATTTATCACGCCAAATCAGCTCAAACTAGCGGTGCGTGGGCTGAATTATGGATGCGACTAAATAACGACAGCTCTAGTAATTATTCTTATATGAGAAACGAACAATACAACAGCAGTATCACTACTAGTTGGTATAGCAGTCAAACAAAAGCTAATTCTATACTTATCAACGGAGTTAGTTATTACGGAGAACAAGATCTAGCTAGTGCTGGCAAAATACATATTTACAATTACGCAACAGTAGCTCCAACCCCATACAACATTCAAAACGCAAGTAGTATGTACAACTACAATCAAGGGCAAAACGCAATGGTGGGTGGTTATCTGAGTGTATCTTCGGCTATTACTTCTGTTTATTTGACCCTAGAGGGTGGCTCTCCAAACTGGAAAGCTGGTAGCGTGTTCTCATTGTACATACTAAGTTAGGAAATAAATGAGCGAACAACTAATGAAGCTAGTAGTAGATGTTTCTAATGGTACTGAAGAATATGTGCCATTGAACGCAGAAGAACTAGCCCAATACGAAATAGACAAGGCCGCCGCTGACGCTGAGAGGATCGAGCGTGAAGCAGAAGCCGCCGCTAAAGCCGCCGCTAAAGCATCAGCACTAGCCAAGCTAGAGGCACTAGGTCTAACCGAAGCCGAAGCGCTAGCGATCGTAGGTGCGTAATGCCAGTAACTAACTCAGCCGTATCAGTCGGCACCGCTAGGGTCGAAGTTGCTGGCCCATCCATCTCGGCCAAACTTGTTTATTTACAGGACGGCGATTTCGATGGTGACACCGCTGTTTATGTTGGTGGTGGATCGGTAACTACCGCTAACGGAATCAAGCTAAGCAAGACAAACACCACAGTCTTTCAAATTGACGCTGATGATGCCCTTTACGCGATTGGATCCGGCGCTACTTCGGCGGTGCGCGTTACCTCTGTATCATAGAACCTGAACAAAACCAGGAACTAAAATGCCAGAAGAAACGACCGGCGTAAGGATTACGCAAAAAGACATCTACGAGAAGCTATTGGAACTTCAATCAGTTCAGATTGAGATTGTGGCAGATCTAAAAAACCTAAAAGATCTACCTAGCCGTATGAACAGGGTTGAGCAAAAACTAGCTCGCTTTGAGTGGATCGAAAAGTTGTCTTTCTCGGCGCTAGGCGCTGGTCTAACTGGCTTTGTGGCCGCGCTATGGAGCTTGCTCAAATGAAGATCCTCGCACCGGTCAAAGGCAAATACCAAATCACTTCACCTTACGGATGGCGCAAGCATCCAATCACTGGCAAGCGCCGACTACACGCCGGCGTAGATCTAGTTACTGGCCGCGCTAAGACTGCCGTAATCGCACCCGAAGATGGCCTAGTAATCGAAGCTCGTAAATCAACTGCCCCAGGTGGCGGCTATGGCTACTTTGTAAAGTATCGCGGTATTAGCGGCGTTACGCACCTTATGGCTCACCTAGAGCAAGACTCTATTGCGGTCAAGGCTGGCGATCGCGTAAAGCAAGGACAGAAGCTAGGGATTATGGGAACAACCGGCGCTTCGACCGGTATTCACCTACATTGGGAAGTGCGCGGCAAAGTTCCGGTAGATCCTATTGCTTGGATGAACAAGCAGAATGCCTAGCTGGAAGCACCGCCGTAGGCTGATCTATATGAGCTTCGCACTAGCCGCAACAATGATCATTTTTGGGGCGGCAACTTGGGCTTCCGACACTTCGGTTTCGCGTGAGTTGATAATTGGCGGCGTGGCCTTGATCTCTATTATTTTGACGGCCTATACTGCTTTTGCGACATACGAAGATGTAAAGATCAGTAAGGATCGGGAAGATGTTTAGTTTAGAGTTTTGGTCATACGCCGGTGAAAGAGCTATCAAGACAGTAGCTCAGGCGGCGCTCGCTTTTCTAGGTTCCGGATCTATCGGCCTATTTGCTATTGACTGGCCAGGTTTAGCTTCGGTATCGCTAGGCGCTGGATTGCTTAGCTTGCTAACTTCGGTAGCTTTCAAGAAAGACTAACTAAGCCGACGTAATAATCCTTGGCGCTCGCGGCCAGTCATACCACCCCATACGCCAGTAGTTTCCCTAGCGGTTAGCGCGTAATCTAAACACTCGTTACTAAATAAACAACGGCCGCATAAAGCCTTAGCGGTTTGCTCCATAGCTTCGCGTTCGGCGTTCTCGTAAAAATCTTCGGGGTAAAAAACTTTTGGCCTAGATCGGCACGGCGGCACAAAGCCTGAGCGCTCGTTCTCTGCGATTATGCGCTCGTTCAAGATGAGATACTTCTCGACCGCTACCGGCTTCACTTTTTTAGCCTATCTGACCGGCTTAGCTAATAGGCGGCTATTATCGGCGCGTTGAAAATAACTTTTCGCTAACGGCGCGGCGGATAGACCGAAAAAGACCTACCCCGACCCTAGAGTAAATGAGAAAGCCGGCGATCTACGCTGACCGCCGGCCGCCACCAGAAAGGACAAGTAAATGATGGCTGAAAACAGCATAGCAGAAAAGGTCAGCGCAACCCTTATGGGTAACGCCGAAGCCGGATCTCCGGAATGGCACAAAATGCGCGAGGGCAGAATAGGCGGATCCGAAGTTGGCGCGATCGCCGGTGAAAGCAAATACGAAAGTGCCTATTCTTTATGGGCAAAGAAGTTAGGCCTGATACCAACTAACAACAGCGACAATGAGGCGATGTATTGGGGAAGATCGCTAGAGCCTGTGATCATCAACCGGTTTGAAGCCGATCATCCAGAACTAAAGATCTATCGAGATGTTGGAACTTGGGTAAATAACAACCACGATTTTATGTTGGCTAATCCGGACGCGATCTATGAAAAGGCCAATGGCGAATTAGGCATCCTAGAAATCAAGACGGCGCGATTTGCGGACGATTGGGAAAAGGGTGTTCCGCGCTATTACGCCACGCAAGTCCAATGGTATATGGCCACGATGGGTTTGTTTGAGGCGCGTGTTGCGGTTCTAATCGCCGGTTCAGATTACCGAGAGTTTTTAGTTGAGGCCGATCCGATCTGGCAACACTACGATTTTGAGCGCGTTCAGATCTTCCGCCAATGTTTAGCCACCGGCCAAAAGCCGGAGTGGGATGGATCCGAGGCAACCGTTCAAGCGGTTCGCGCTAGCCATCCGGACATAGACCCCGACCTAGCAGTTGAGTTAGGCGATCTAGGGATCCAGTATTTCGGCGCTACGCAAGCGGTCGAAGAAGCAACTAAAGAATTACGCAAAGCGGAAGCGGCAGTTTTGGACGCGATGGGCAAAGCTCGCACAGCACTTATCTATGACACACCGTCATACATAAGGGTTGCGCGTAACGGCGGCAAGCCGTATCTAACAAAAAAGAAAGGGCAATAAATGGAAAATGCAGAACGACTAATAGACGTGCTAGACACTTTCTACTCGGAAGAACCCAAAGTTGGTCAGGTAGTTATGGTTAGGCACAATTTCGAGAATACGAACATAGCCGGCGAGATCGTCGCACTAGAGAGAACCACGCCGCACCGCGGCTATGATCCGAACGGCGATTACGAAGTGGTGGTCTATCACGGCTACAAACTAAAGTTCGCCGGCCTTAGGAGTAAGTGGCTAACTGTTGGCGAGGACGAAAACTGGTCATTGGTCACGATCCTTACGGATAAGGAATACCACAAACTCAACCCAGATGTAGTCCTGCCGCGCAAGGTAGATGACCTAATAAACAACAGCAAGACCGGAGATGACGATGACGAAAACTAAAGAAGAACTAATCTACGAATGGGCGCTAAAAGTAAGCGCGGTAGAAATGGTCAAAGAGCTAAATAAAACCTTTGGTCAATTATCTTTTGCTTATGAAAAGGACGCTGAGCAGGTTATGACGGCCGTAAATGGCTTGATAGGCCGACTAACTAAGATTGGCGATTTAGCCGATACCGGACTTGGGATCTTCTATTGGGATTTGCGTGACGGATCTAAAAAACACGAAACTAAAAAGAAAGGAAAGAAATGAGCTATAACCCAAATGATTATGAGGAAGTAAAAGATCGCATCAAACGCTTTTACGCGGATCACCCTCACGGCAGGATAACAACGCAAAACCTAACAACGCCGGAAGATCGAGCGGCGCTAACTTGGGTAGTCAAAGCGGAGATCTGGTTGCCAATGTTTGAAATCTGGGAAGATGCCCCTGCGCAAGATTATCCAGAAAACAGTTGGTATCTAAAATCTACCGGCCTAGCTTTTGAAATTGACGGCAAGAACGGTATGGCCAATAAAACTAGCGCGTTGGAGAACTGTGAAACCAGCGCGATTGGTCGCGCTTTGGCTAACGCTAATTACGGCGGCGATAAGCGCGTAACGCGTGAGGAGATGGCCAAAGTATCGCGTGGCCTAACCCCTAGCCGCGATTGGGTTGCGGAAGCTAAGGCCGCTAAGGGTATCGAACCCCTGCGCAAGTTGTATAGTGAAGCTAGGCAAGCTGGCGTGGATGACGCCACCCTAGCCACGATTACGGAGTGGGCAGAACATTGGACAGCCAAAGAGAAGCAATCTTGATTGCTCACATCGAGGAACAGCGTGAGCTAGCTATGCGTCTTTACCGAGCTAAAGAGTTTGGCTGGACTCACGCGTTCTTCCGAGTTCATCAACTAGAAATGAAATTGGAAAATGAGCGAAGAAATAGTAACGCCGGATCGGATAATTCAGGCGCTAGCGGAGATACGCCGCGAGGCTGAAAAGGGCATAGATGCCCAATACCACGCGGAAGTAGAACTAGCTAACAAACAGTCCGAAGCCGAAAGGATTGAGGCAACGGCCTTTCTAAGGATAGATGGATTGGTGAGCGATCGCCAAGCCCTAGCCAAGCTAGAAAGCCAAGCCGCGAGGCTAGAGGCGGAATTAGCCAAAGCCAAATACAATCGGGTTAGGACTAAACTCCAACAGCTCAACCAAACGCAAAGCGCGTTACAAACGCAAGCGCGGATGGTAGAAATTACTTATTTACAGGCCGGTAGATGATTGAAGAAGTTTCCGAAAGGTGTAGTTGCGGCGCTAAGTTCAAAGCTAAATCCGAGAGAGCGGAACAGCTATTGAAAGCGTGGCGCAAGCAACACGAATGCCCCGAAGAAACTTTAGATAGAGATACCGGACTAACGGCAACCGCTGACCGAGTTGAGGACGCTAATTACCCCGAAATGCGGATAGGGTTTAGGGGCAACGAATGGGACGAATGAAACCACAAGAGTTCGAGAAGTACCTGTTTAGGGATCGCGGTTGTTACCACTGTGGCCGACTTTATGACCTAATTCCCCATCACCGCGCTAATCGGGGAATGGGTGGCGCTAAATCGGCCGGCGATCCTACAAACATAATTTCTATGTGCGCTGAGATCAACGCCCTTATGGAGAGCGATCCGGAAATGGCTGAGTTGGCTAGAGCTTACGGCTGGAAACTCAGCCGCTATGAACGAACCGACATCGCGCCGGTGTATGACGCGAGCACCGGATTTTGGTTCAGGCTATTAGATAATTACACGCGTATAGCTATTTAGGAGAGAAGTGAAAAGGACAAGCATAGAAAGCATAGCTAGATGGATGCGCGAGGTCGCGTTACAGAAAGACGGCTATGCGATCCTCACAGATAAGGACTTAGTAGATCACCATGAAAAGCTAATCAAGATCTACTATCACGCCGGCCGCTATGCCGGTGGGGCTAAAGATAAGACAGCGGAGATGGCCTACCGCACTTTTGAAAGGACAACCAATGCCGATAATTCGCGGAAACCACGCGTTCGATAGTCAATTCACCCAAATCCCTAATTCGTGGCTAAGGGATAACCGGTTGAGCCTAAAAGCGATTGGATTACTTGCTCAGTTGCTTAGCCATAGTCCGGGCTGGTCGGTTTCTATCGGCCAACTAGCTAGGGCAAACGATTGCGGCACGGATCTAATCCGGTCGGCGGTCAAAGAACTAGAGGCCGGCGGCTATTTAGAGCGATCCCAAAGCCGGATCTCTAACCGGTTCGGTGAGGCTATTTGGCGGACTACTGACCCATCGGATTTGCCGTCATCGGATTTCCCGTCATCGGAAAACCCGATACATAAGAATAACAATACTAAGAATACTGAAACTAAGAAACTATATGACGATTGGTTTGATCAGTTCTGGGAAGCCTATCCACGCAAGGTCGGCAAGGCCGCCGCTAGAAAGGCTTTCCTAAAGCTAGCCGAGGACGGTTGCCACGCCGTAGCCGGCGCTCGCCGGTTCGCAAACGACCCTAACCTGCCGCCGGCGCAATTTATACCTCATCCGACCACTTGGCTAAACCGCGAGGGCTGGCTAGACGAGCCTCTGCCGGCACGAGAGAAGTCGGTTGAGGATCTAGCCGCGATTAGGGCAGAAAAGGCTTCAAAAGACCGCCTAGCGTCTGAGAGATACCTAAAGGAACAGGAAGCGATCGCCGCGATGGCCGCGCCGCCGCCTAAATGCCCTCACGGATCTAATCCGGCGCTTTGTCTGAGATGTTTCTCCCAGTCTAAAATGGTGGAAAATGATGCCTAAATCCAGTATTCTAAGTTTGTGGATGAACGCGTATGTTCCCGATGTGGGATCAACCGCGACTTACCCACAAAGCGACCGGGCAAGCGTGATCTTTGTCGGGACTGTCGCGTGAAAGTCGAGCATGTTATTCGCTACGGAAAAGGCGAAGTGTGCTTAGCTTGGCGCGGCGATTTTGACGAAGCCGATAACCCGATCCACAATGGCAAGTTATTCATGCCCGGTGTCCGCACTTGTGGTCATCGTGATTGTATAAACCCAGAACACATAAAACAGGAAGGACGAACCCAAAATGGCTATTCAGATTGAGTTCTCAGGTTACATCAACGAAGTAAAGAAGTTTGAGTGGGGAACTGTCTATGACATCTCTCACGCTCAGCGCCAGCAAAATGAAAGTGGCCAATGGGAAACTGTCGGCTATGACTATTTCTCAGTTATCGGAGATCCAGGATTTGAAAAGGATCAGCGCGTGACTGTGAAAGGCCGGCTAAAAACCAAGAAATACGACAAGCGCGATGGCACTAAAGGCACGACCCTAGAAATTCGTGCCGAATACATTGAGCTAGTAAAGAACGCAAAGGCTGACGCTAACGCGCCGTTCTAATGGATGAGTTCGTTGTGCCGGGGCAACCCATACCGCAGGGATCTATGCGCCACGTTGGCGGCGGCCGGATTGTTAGTAAAAATCCCAAGCTAAAAAAATGGCGTGAGCGGATCGCTAAGGTCATAAATGACCAAGTGGGTTCTCCCGGCTACATCGATCCAGTCAGCGTCACAGTCCTATTTCAACTTCAAAAGCCCGAAAGCGCCAAAAGGGATTATCCAACTGTGCCACCGGATCTAGACAAGCTCCAAAGGGCAATCGGGGATGCCCTAAGCATAGACGCCGGCTATCTAAAAGATGACGCCCAAATAGTCGAGTGGCACGCGGCTAAGCAGTACGGCGAACCCAGCGTAGTTATTCGGATTTTTCCGTTATCAAAAAGTTATACAAAAAAGCCGCCTAAAAGTAGCTAAAAAAGGCTAAAACCGCGCTAAAGTAGTTACTAGCCAAAAGAAAGGACTAAAAGATGGCTAAAGCAAAAAGAACTATGACCGGCGGCGGATCTTACAACTACCGAGGTTACCAAATCGAAAGGATTGACGGCCGTTGGATTTCTCAAATCAGCCGCAACCCTAAAACACTAAAAGACGCGAAGTTCCTAATTGACCAAAAACTCTCAATTCAAGAACAGGAAATTCCCGGTCGCAAAACTCCGACCCAACTCAAAAAAGACATTGAGTTTTATGAGCTAATGATCCAAGGCTACGCAAATCTAGAAACCGCCGAAGCTAAAACAAAAATGGCTGTTTACAACGAGCTAAAAGAATTAGCTCAGGAAAATCTAGATTTCAAATTGAGAATGATGTTCGCCGGAGGTCACGCCTAATGAAAAAGTTCAAAGTAACTTATTACGATTCGATTAGGAAAGTAGAAATGAGCGTCGATGTTCGAGCGCAAAATCTTAAAAGTCTAATTGCTAAAGAAGAAGAAGACATGGCGATAGTCAATCAGTCCTACCCACACTTCAAAATCAAGTCAATAGTTGAGGTGGCCCAATGAAGATCTGGTACGCGATCCGCAAACCGGTTGGGATCTTGATTATGGCCGGCGTGGTATTTCTAGTGTTATTAGCAATCCACGCGATCCCTGAATTGTTAGCGCGACTCCTATTGGGGATGCCGCTATGAAAACGCTGGCCGATCTAATGGAACACGAATGGTTAGTTGGTAGTTTCGATGGCCACGCAATCTTTTGGAACCATAGCTCGACTTTTACAACTTACCGGATCTTCGATGACGGCAAAGCCGAACCAGTAACAACTAACACCGCATACTGCCCTGATCACTTAGCAGAACCTAAAAGGATTAGATGGGCAATCTTCACCGGTCGCGAACTAGCGGCCGAATACGCAAAGGACAACTAATGAGAAAACTAGAGCAAGCAAAATCCATACTAGAACTTAGCCAACTTTCAGGCCGGCTAGCTAATGAGGTAGATGAAGCGTTAGAACGCGCTAAGCACGATCTAAATGTCGAAAATCTACAAGAGAGTTATCTAAAGCTACAAGAGTGGCTAATGTGCCGCAACGAACTAAAAGAAAGGCTAGACGCGTGGGAAACCAACTAACAAAAGATTTATACACACCTAAAGAAGCCGCAGAGCTAACTGGCGCACACCTAAACACGGTGTATCGCTGGATCCGCACCGGATACCTGCCGGCGATCGTAAAAGGCCCACGCCGGATCTTCATAACAAAAGAAACTATCAAAACCGTACTAACAGGAGAGGACTATGCCACACGCAAGAACGACTGACCCGATGACGAGCCACGAAGCGGCCGCATCGGTAACCAACCTAACCGCAACAAAGCGATTCATTCTTTGGCTATTCGACAAGTTCGGATACCTAACGGACGAAGAACTTTACGCGCAATACTGCCGGTATATGTCTAGTGGTGACGCACCAATGGCTAGCTCATCTGGCGTAAGATCGCGCCGCGCTGAACTAACCCAAGAGCACTATCTATTCAACTCCGGCCGCCTAGCTAAGACAGCAAGCGGACGGAATGCGATTATTTGGACGAACGTGAACAGACTAGGGATAAGCGATGAGTGAATTGAACGACCTAATTGCCCGGTCTAGCGTGGTCGCTTTCAATAGCGGCCTAGACGCCGGCAAGCGCGAAGCAGAGAAAAGAGTAATGCGGATCCTAGACGAATTAGCTATGGATTCTGAGCACGGCGAATACGCCTACATCGGCGACATCAAAGACTACATAAAGGACGAAACGATCAAATGATTTTTGAATACGCAATAGCAATCTTGGTAGCGCTAGGCCTTATCTTCGCCGGCATAATCGGACTGACGGTAATTTACTTAGTCTTTGCCGAGTGGCACTTCATCTACAAGAAATGGCAGGTACGCAAAAATGGAACAACCGAATAATGACTGTAACTGTATCGAACACTTTTGCTGTGGCTATGAGGCCGGCAAGCGTGACGCTAATCGGAAACCAGTTACGCGCCTAACCCATAGCGAAGTATGGGACATCTCGGCTTTCGATGAAGATCGCCGGTATGAGGGCAACTATGCCGTTACGGTCTATCACCGGGAGGGCAACACGCAAGTTTTTACCGGCTCAAAAAGTTGGATGCTAGCGCTAGAGATACTTACTGAGCGCTGTGGCCTAAACATAACTCGGTTGAGTTTTGCGCCTGATCAGAGCGTGAAAACTTACGCATACGAACTGATAGAGGACTAATGGAGATCTTGATTTGGGTCGGCGTGTTGGCCTTGCTAGTAGCTTCTTATGTTTACATTGGTTACTGGTTCCTATTAGTTCTAATTAGATGGATCAATGAAAAGGGCAAAGATGAGTATTGAAATTATGTTTGCGCTCGCAATGGGCGCTTTGCTAGGGTTCGCGCTAGGTTTCGGCGTAATGCTAGCCGTTCATAAAAATAACAAAGAACAAGAATTAGAGGATTACTACATGGCCGGTTATCAAACCGGTCTAAGACGCGGCAAGTTCAAAGCGGAACAAGAGCGGAGTAAAGAAAATGCTAGAAGATCTAACACCACCACCACACAGACTACTAACCTGTAAGGTCGCAACAGTGCTGGCCGATCTAGAAGCAAAGGATAGAGCCATACTTCTAGACGCTTTAGCTGATACGGACAAGTGGGGGCATAATCCCTTAGCGAGAGCGTTACGCGCTAGAGGAATACAAATTTCCGATACGACAATAGCCAAGCACAGAGCCGGCGATTGTCGGTGTAAGAACTAGACTGGGCTAATGCTAGACAACCTAGAGCCAGCGCCAAAGATGGAGCAACAACCATTCGGCAAGCCAGCAGTAGAGTTTGACGGAACTGAGGGAACGGCTGTTACTCCCGGCCTAACTAGCTCAGCTAACTTTTCTGAATTCCTAACCGAAGCCGGATTTGACGCCGATCTATACGAAGTCGTTGGCACACCGCGAACTAGCAAGTGGCAAAGATACGACGGTGAGTGGCTAACGAGTTATCGGTTTCACTTTCGCCTAAAGAACAGCACTGGTGAGGATCTAAAGCTACTTTGGTCACGCGCTAAAAACTTCAAGCCGGCCGAACTAAAAACTAACAAATGCACAATAGTCGTGGGATGGTCAGATACCCAGACCGGCAAGACCGGATCGCGAGGCAACACTACGGATCTAATCGCTAGGATCCAAAGCAAACAGCAAGCGCTAGAGGCTTTCATCAAGCAACATAAACCGGAAGCCGCGGTGTTCCTAAATGTTGGGGATAGCATCGAGGGATTTGAGAATGTCGCTAGCCAAGGATTTACTAACGACTTATCGCTTATGGAGCAGGTAGATCTTGAATCAACCTTTCAATGGGAAACCCTAAAGCTATTAGCCAAGCTAACTGGTAATGTTACGGCGGCCGCAGTCGGATCTAATCACTGCCAATGGCGGCGTGGAAAAGATAAGTTAGGCAACCCATTAGACGACTGGGGTATCCACATCCAAAGGCAGTTAGCTAAGTTGGCTAAGGAAACCAACACGCCCATCAAGTTCTTCGAGCCACAGCCTTACGATGAGTCACTAGCAATCCCTGTTTATGACGAAGTAATCGGATTAGCTCACGGCCATCAGGCTAACCGGCCGGACGCTATACCTAACTGGTGGCGTGGTCAAAGCCACGGCGATCAGGCAGTAGGCGAAGCCACGATCCTAAACACCGGACACTTCCACCACTTACGCGTGATAGAAACTGGGCGCAAGGCTGGCCGATCTAGATGGTGGATTCAAATGCCAACCCTAGACAATGGCTCAGACTGGTATCGCCAGAACTACGGCGATGATAGCGATCCCGGACTGGCTGTCTATTTGTTATACCCAGACAAGCCTTTTAGCGGAACAGTCTATAAACTCTAGGTATGCCTGTTTATACCTATGGGGATAGTGCCCAACACACTAAGCAAGTCGCACACTCAATCAAGGACGATCCGGAGATCCTATGCTCCGAATGTGGGGAGCGGATGAGGCGAGTACCCCAAGCCACCACAATTCAATTCAACGGCAAGGGATGGGCAAGTAAGGAATGAGCGGCGTCCGGTTTCCCCGACCCTGCTTAGAATGCGGCACGCTAACCACTAACGCTAGTCGGTGCGATCAACATCAAGTCGAGCGATCTAGGGTAATCGAGGCGACAAGACCAAAAAGAAAATACAAGACCAAACCAAAACGCTTGCTGTATTCAGGTGATTATGTGAAGCTGGCTAAGAAAGTGCGAGAGAACGCAACTTATTGCCACTTGTGCGGCGATGGGCCAAGGCATAACGACCCCTGGACGGCTGATCACTTAATACCCGGTGATCCCCTATCTCCTCTGTTAGCCGCTCATAGATCTTGTAATAGCCGCCGCGGTAATAAGCCCCTATCCGGAGTATGACCGGGAGTGGGGTAAATCCGCGCCAAGGCTTAGTTCTAAACCCCCCAAGCCCTTGCTCTTCT